AAAAACAGGTATAATATTTTTGGCTTCTACTTGTTTTGCAATAAGTAGTTGTTGTCCCGATGATTTTCCCCCCTTTGAACTAGTTAAAACCCCCCTAAGAAGCAACTGTAGTGATTCGGCAACTTGTGAGCCAGTAGCACCTTCAATAGCAAAGTTTATTAATTGTGGTAGTTCTAAAATATTTTGTGAAGATGCTTCTGGGTCATCTAAGTTTACCATAGTAGCCGTATATCGTAAGTCTACACCAGCTTTTTGATCTTCTGTAAGGTTGTCATACGATGTAAGTAAATTAACAACATCGCTTGCAGCAGCTTGCAAGTCTTCTCCACCACTAACACGCTTTGCTACCATAGCTGTGCTCAAAGCAGTTAAACTATCATTCGATGACCCAGCACTATTGAAATTCCTCATAGAAGCTTCAGCTACTGTCGATAGTGCGCCTATTTTAAAATTCTTTGTAACACTGTTCACAAGAGAATTTGTAATCTCCTCTGGAGCAGCATCCATATCAATAGTTGGTGTGAGTATTGAAAATTCTTGCCAAACAATGTTATTACCAACTCCAATACCAGCTAAACCAGCATCCATACCAGCACCCGTTACTTGTTCCCTAATTGTAGTATCATAGTAATATTTTGCTTTTGCGAGATCTTCGGGTGTTTCGGATTCAAGCAACTTTTTATACTCTGGAAATAATCTAGCCCACGCAGTAGAATCACCAAGTGCTAATTTAGCTTCTACTTCATTAACAGCGTTTTTAATTCCAGCAGAAAGGTTTTTCCTTTCGGAAGATTGAAACTCTAACTCAGAGTTTTCACCCAGTCGTTCAAGTATAGTTTCATCAGATAATCTATTTTCTTCTGTTGATTTAATAATTTGTGCTGCAATATTCTGAACAATAGATGGTTCTCCATCATCTCCCTGCTTATAAGCAAATAACAAATTCCTTTTAGAATCAAACTTTTTTTGATTCTCAAGAGTTAACCTAGACTTGTCTACATTACTAGATGCTTGTAACCCCTTTACTGCTGATAAGTGACCATCTCCGTTTGCACCCACACCAATAACTAAATCAAAAAAATCTTTAGCATAACCTTCTGCTAATTTATCTTGAACTGCTGGATCGGAAACAACTTTTAATTGTTTATCAAACTCACCAGCTAGTTTTTGTATTTCATCTGGATTAAATTTATATTCTTCGTTTTCTTGTAAAAATTCTGTAAATTGATTATATCGGGACTGCAACTCTTCTGGTGTAGATGCTGTGGTTATTTGATTTTCTGCAATGATTAAATGCGATGCTCGCATACCATTTAAAAATGCATCTTTTGTTTTTGGGGTAGTAAGACCTTCGTACTGTGCTTTAATGTTAGAAAAGTTGTTTTTTTCAGCAAAAGCTTGGAACTGTGTAGTATTTTGTCCGTTTGGAAAGTTTATTATAATATCTACAGCATCTTTTTCAGTGTTTTCTATAGCTGTCACAGATTGGTTAAAAATAATAGCTTGATTTTGATCAACTTGTCTTCGGTTATCCAACTTATCCCAGCTAGTCTGAAATCCAGCACTTAATGCCCCAAGAGACTTGTCTTTGAGTTTACCTCCTGCGGTCGGATTTAAGTAATTATTCCAATTTGTGTTACTTGGATTTAAATCAACAAAGGCTTTATCTGATGCTTCAATAGCTTCGACGTTTTGAGAGTCTAGTGCTGCTTTACGGGCAACCTGCCACTCATCCAACTTATCAGTATACATGTTCCCTGCTTCCTGACCAAGAAGCTCTTGAGCTTGTTGGTCTTTCTTTGCGAGGAAGTTCATTCCTTTCTCCGCAACTTGCCCCACTTTAGACAAGCCTTCAGCCACCCCAGAAAGACCGCTTCTGTAACGGGATGTACTATCGAATGCAGCAAAAGGAGCTTTTTGCTGTTGTTGGGTATTTGCTGATAATTGAATTGCCATTATTTAAATTTGTTTAGTTACTAAAAACCTGGACCATGCATTACACCAGTGTCGCGTGGTACTATTGTAGTCCCACCACCGCCACTTGGTGCTCCTCCACCAAATGCTCCAGCAGAATAAGCTGAAACACCAGTACTTGCTACAGAGGCTACAGAACCAAGTAGCCCACCAACAGCAGCAGTTCGTGTAGCTGAGGCTTGGTTTCTAAATTGAGTTGCTTGGTTTGCTGCTGCGGATAGTGTCATAGCACGATCTGCTTGACCTAATGCATATGCTTGTCCAGATTGACGACCTACTTCACCTGCTTGTTTAAAGTAGCCATAACTGGCTTGTCCAGCATCAAAATCAAAAGAGGCAAGTTTATCATAAGCTAAAGTTTCTTCTGATTTAAATACATCCTCAAACGTACCACCTTGAGTGGCAAACATGTTCTTTGTTTTAGCAAGGTCTGTATTAATCTTCTGATTAATAAGTATCCGCTCACGCTCTGCTCTCTGCATCTCAGTATTCTTACCGAGAGCCAACTGGGATTCTTGAAAAGCAAGGTCATTTACCCGCCCCTGAGCATTGTTAGATGCGATAGTGGCGTTGTAATTACCCTGTGCTTCTGCTGCGTCCGCAGCGTAGTCTTGAGCTTTTGCATTTCTTTGCGCACCAACATAAGACACTGCCCCAGAGGCTGCCGTTGATACCATGCTTATTACCGCCATCCATGTTACTGGGTCTGCCATTTAATTAAGATCTGTTTTAGTTGTTAAAGACGCAAGTGTCAAGGGATAAGGTTCGGTATGTTTGATTGTTGGTACATTGTCTACACCATAGTGCGATCCAGCAACCACTTGTTCCCGATCAAATCCTGTAAATCCATCTCCTACGTTGTAGGCACTAGCTACTCGGTTTAGCCCAAATGTTTCCTTAACCCCAACAGAGTAACTAAATGAGTTAATCAAGAATGGTTTAATAGATATAATTCGTGCATTGTCAGAGCCGTAAGCTGGTTTGTTAGATCCATCCCATGTCGGGAACATCATTTTAAGCTCACCAATGTAACGCAATCCAACAACAAGTTTCTTAGTTGTTGACGCAGCATTGATTGTAATATTACCACCAGCATCAACTGTCTGCTCGCCCACATATACACCATCCTGTACAACAGCAACTACATCACCTTCAATGAATCTAGGACTTACAGAGATAAACTGCTGGTCAAGGAATGTGTAATACAAAGAGAGTCCATCAGGTCTAAAATAAGTAAATTGAGGATCTGGTCTGTTGAATCTAGAGCGAAGGAACGATAGACCATCAATCTTAATGTGGCTATCCAGCATGGTGTACTCCGTCAACTGAACTGGATCTGTCTCTGAAAGAGATTCAGTAAATAAACGACCATTACGCTCAATAACAATCCACAACTGATCTAAATTAGTATCTGAACTTTTGTGGAGAATAGATATGTCTTTTACCACACCATTTGTCTCCTGCTGAGACCATGCATAGAACTCTTCCTGTCTGTGGTATGACAAACAATATAACTTACCCGAAGTAGTTAGAACCCAGATTCTTGGTTGGGGTGTGTGTTGGTAAGCTACTCGTACAATTGGGTCAGTTAAGAAAGTTGGGTAAATTAACTTAGACACATCATTGGAGGATGAGTTCTGGATATTTAAATCAAATTTGTACTCCATCAACCGAGTGCCTGATTGGTCTGGGTAGAACACAGAGCTGCCAACAATCTCAGCTTGATCTTCACAGGGTTCTTCCTCTGTAAGCTCAATTCGGATTGTTTTAGGACTAATACTAGATTGGTATTGGTTTGGTACAACTCGGTAGATTCCACCACTTGTACCAATAACTAAGTCTCGTCCAGAGCTAAGCCAACGGATAGCCGCCGTAGTGTTAGATAGGTTGTACGTAATAGCGTCCGTATCTAATACTGTGCCATCATTCTGTGTTGGTTGAAAGCTTTGGTCATCATCAGAGCGACTAAAGTAAATAACATTTCCAGCATCGTATGTACCGCCGAAAATTCGGCGTTGCTCATACTTACTAGTTGTTCTGGGGTAGTTGCCAACAAACCAAGCACCTAACTTAATTGACTCAAATCTTCCTTCGTTTTCAAAGCCAAGTGTTCGTTTATCGCGGGGAACTGGGTTTTTTAATTCTGCAACAACTCGTGACTGGTCAAGAAAGCGAACAATTTTTAAATATACATTTCCAGAAGGTAGTTTACCATTAATATTCCTACCCACATCTTCGGCAGCGAAAGCTACTTTGTCAGTAGAGACAGTTACATCATTTGCAATTGGCTCAATTGAGAGCTGACTTGAAGTTGCAGGAATTATAAGGTTAGTGCCTTGCTCTACCTTGTTTGTATTAAAACACTGACAAACATCAAACTGCTTTGCAGTTGATAGGTTGGCAACAACACTGGTGGTAGCACCACCTACAGCTGCATTAGAACCAGCAGCTGTAGATAAAGAAGTGTTAAATGGAATTGTTCTATTTCCACCTGATTTTTGAATACCTACAGTAACTACAATATTTCCATCAACATTTGGTCCCTTAGAGTAGTAAGTACCCTGTGTTGAAAGAGTTTTATAGATAGAGCCAGATTGGTATTTGTTGTTATTAAAAGCAGTAGTTCCCCTGAAAAATTCGACTGGGTGATCTTCTGTCCCTACGTGCTCTGAAATCTGAACCCAACGAACAGTTGTTCTGTTGTTACCTACAGCAACTTCATTGGATCTGCGGTCATCTGCTACACGAACCCAAGCACCAACTTGTCCACTATTAAAGATTGTTGTGTCCGAGCGTAGTTCAATCTCATTTACTTTTACACCTTCTTGGCTTAGGATAGCTATAGACTCTGTGGTTCCTGCTGTTTCATGGTTATCTAAAAGAAACAATTGAGCACCCGCATCTTCAATGTCTAGCACCGTATCAACAGGAGAAACAAAAACTACTTGGTTTGCTGGATCTGCTAGAGTATAGTTTGTGCTACTAGATGCATCAACAACTTTTCCTAAGAACTTTTCGTCACCAATGTTATATTCCACGTAGTAGTCAAAGTAAGCGGGTGATCCAGCGGTAACAATAGCAGCAAAGTCTGGTCCTGTGCTGGTAATTTTAACATACCGCTCGCTTTGTGAGATTGAATACTTTGTATTTGATTGATCTGTTTCTAGAAATGGCTCAACCTTGATATCCATGTCCTCAAGAGTCCAATTGGTGTCCCCCTGAATCTCAATGTTTGCGTTGAGTGTTAAAAGATCACTACTTATAAGAGTGTCAATAACTCCACTATCATCAGCTTGCAGAGTTGTAGATACAAAAACAATATCTGCGCTTAGCTTCTTTGGGTAGTAGCTACCGTGTGTGATATACAGGGCATCTGTTTCTGAACTAAAGCGAAGGTCATCTAACTCTGCATTTGAGTACGGTGACGCCAGTGTATCCAATAACTCTCCACCGCTATTATAAACAGAGACTGTTTGGTTTCCAAATACAATCCTATAGGCTTTATCTGTAGCTACAACTAGGTCAATAGATACACTTTTTTCATCAACAGAAGTAAGTTCGTTGCTGTACTTAAATCCTGTTCGAAAAACAGCAGGACCTTGAAGACTAGGAAAGAAGTTCTTAAACGTTCTAGCCGAATTAGCTACACGCTTAATATCAAGCCGACCAAGAATGTAGTCGCTTATCAGCCCACCAGAGAAATCAGTTTGAACATTGCTATACCTTGCCATAGTTTTGGTGTGCGCCTATAAATGATGAATTGTTATCATTGATGTATGTCTGCGCTGGTCCTTGTCTTCCCTGTAACATTCGTGCTCGACGCAAAGCTAGTGTATATTGTTTGAACAATATCTCATGCCGATTTTCTGAACCAGACAACTCAATGACCATGTTCTGAGCCATGTGTAGGGTAAGTAGTCGAGTAATGAATGGAGGAAGACCTGCGGCAGATGTTTCAAGATCTGGGAGGTATGCATATGTTAATGCAACTTGTGCTGTTCCACAATAGAGATACCCATTTGCAAACCTATAGTCAGACAGTAGGTAATCTTCGTTGTCCTCAAGAATGAGGAATAAATTAAAATCTACAGGAAGCGTATACTCGTAAGTAAAGTTCTTAAATACTGTAGATGTAACACCAGTGAGTGTTATTCGTTTTGTGTTGTAATTAAATATATTATCGCCAAACAATTCAGTAATTGCTTGCGAATATGCACGAGAAACTACCTCGTAAGTAGTGCTCTCCTCATCATTTGAATTGATGTGGTAGCTACCTGCCATTCGAAGGGCAGAGTTTAGTATTTCCAGCTTGTTTGTTTCAATAGCCATAAAAAAAGGAGTAGCCCCCCCCGAATTTACAGGAGGGGCTACAAACAGAATTACTCAGCGCAACGGATTTCGCCAGAAACTTCACCCCACATACGAGATGCTTCAGCACAAAGCTTGAAGTACAAGTAAGGAATGTTTTTCTTAGCTGGGACGCGCCAGACATCACCCTTGAGGGAAGTACCTGTGGACATCTTAAGCGAGCGAGGAGTTGAGATGATAACACGACGTGCGCCATCAGCATCAGCAACAAGACGTTCAGTTTGGATGAAACGGAAGCCCATGAATGTTGTGACGTTACCTTCTGCAAGATTCTTACGAACCGAGTAGTCGGAGTTGATCACTTCATCAATACGGAGCAGGTCATCAAGTTGTTTCGCAGAGAGGAAACAGTTGATGGTGTCATCTTGGGTGATTGCCTCAAGACGAAGCATTGTGTGGCGAGCCGCACGAAGCTTATCCAGAGTAAGACCAGAGGATACACTTGCACCAGCAGCCACATACTCTTCACCAATACTGAAACCTTCTTTGTCACCAGCAACAACCGCATACTTGCCGTTAGTTGTGATACCACCAGCAGAAACAGCACCAACCGAGATAAGGTCGTTGTTGATTTCAGCAGCAGATTTTACGAAGTCGATTTGAGTTGCCCCACTCTTGCCTGTGAAGGCAGGTCCGAAGAACTTATCAATGATAATGTCGTCAATCTTACGCTTACCAGAGGAAAGCAAAGCTTGAGTGTAAGCATTCATTGGGTCAGTGAGTACACGCTTGAGATCCTTCTCGTCGATATACTTACCTAGTTCGTAGTCACGAAGACCAATACGGCGACGATCATGTACGATGTCGGAGTTAGGATTGTCACCATAACGAGTAGCATCCTCAGCCATAGGCTCAGCTGCACCAATACGGTCAAAGTATTGGAACTCTTCGTTTTGGGACTCCTGCTCAAAGTAAGGCTGGAGTTTAGATGTAGTTTGTTGGAACGCTTGTTCGAAACCAGCTTTGAACGATTCAACGTAAGCTGTGTTGATTGTGATGCCGCCTGGAGGTGTTCCAGTATCAGCTTGGTATGCAGGTGGTACGTATGCCATAATATATTGTAATAAGTTGGGTTAAGTTTAATTAGAAGTTTGCTTTTCGATGAGCTACCCTTTCGGACTCTTCTAGTTTTACGAAACCAACGGCTTTCCAAAGCTGCATTCGGACCCCAAAAAGGGGCTATCCCAATACTACTGGAATAACCCCTGTTTTACTCAATGTCAAGTAAAAAGTTACGACGGATACAGTGTCGAGTACAAATTGGCTCGTTTTTCTAGAACCTGCTGGCGTTTAGTCCTATCCGACATACTCAACTCAGATGGGTTTGACATAATCAACGATGCATTGTCTGTGTCCAACTCCTGAATAGCAGTCTTAACTCCATGAACGTTTTGATTTGTAAAACCACTAGCTGGGTTGTTGTTTGCCAGCGGCAGTGTGTCTCCAGCTACTTCTGAAATACGGTGAAACAACTTAAGCACTGCTGGGTGGTTTGCCATAACTGGATCTGACTCAACCAATTCCCTCAATTCTGGAATTTCGGATGTCAGTGCCTCATATGCTTGGTTTGCCTGTTTGAGATTAGTCTCATACTTGTCGCCCCAATCAACTTGCACATCTGTACGTAATTCATTGATTTTATTTTGTGCGCTTGTGTCCATCTCAGCTTGCCCCTCTAAACCCATTTTCATGTAGCGAGAATAGAGCTTATCAAACTGTTGCTGGTTTAGACCCATGTCACCTGCAAAATCAACAAGTTCTTGGGTTGCTTCTTCTGGGAGGTCAGGTACTGCCTCAAAACCCTCGATCTTTAACTCATCTGGGATTGAGTACTCCGAGTCCTTTGGTCGAATCTGATCATAAAAACCAGTCCACTCTTCATCTCCCCAATCCTCTTGTGGAGCTTGTAGGCGTTTTGTACCTAAAGCACTTTGCGCGTTTACTAGTTGGTCTGCTAGGGAGTGCAGCGACTTTGTATTCCGCAACGAATCGTGCTGCTTAAGCTCATCGGGAAGAGAGTCATAAAACTCTGAGTATGTGCTTTCATCGGAAACAGGAGCCGAGTCTGTTGTTTCTTGTGCTACTGGTTCGGGTGCTAGACCTAAACCGCTTGGTGCTTCTTCAGCAACAGGTGCTGCTTCATTAATTTCTTCACTCATATTGATTTCTATTTGTTTTCCATTTCGAGCCTATTGATAAGCTCTTGCGGATCATCCTGACCCAGCAAAGTTAAGAAGCTCATAGCCAAACGTCTACGCCCCTCACACTCACGGAGTTTTGACTCCTCTGTGTGAAACACTGGTTTAGTTACATGACACTCACGTAGCAACACCTTAAAAAACCGCTGTCCTTGCGGAGTTTCTAAAATGTGGATGAGGTCTTCTTTAAGCTGCGCTTTCTTGCGCAGCTTATCAAGGGAGTTTAGTAATGACATTTTAAATGTTCAGCAACTGACCAATACCTTCTGGATCTATTTGCTTCGCTTGCGCGACATCCTTCAGCGCACCAGTAATTTGTGGTGCTGCTTGCATTTGTTGCATTTGTTGCTGCTGCTCTGAGGCTGCTGCGTTTTGTTCGTTGACTACTTCTGCTGATTTAATTATATCAGGATCAAGGTTACGGTATTTAGCGTAATTGGCTAAAAGTTTTTGCTCATCAATAGCACCCATGATTTCTGGCTTAACTTGGGCAAGAGGAGCTATATCCTGCATAAAAGCACTGATATCAGAAAGACGTGTTGCATATTGTGATTGTGCTGCTGGGCTAGAGTAACTGATCTCAAGTAAAGCACCATTCAATGACTCTGGTCGCTCAG